TGCTATCGGTAATCAGTATTTTAGGTACTATAAACTGGCCAATGCGGAGGCGATTACGCTTTCTGGTCAAGTCTCTATCCGTTGGATTGAGCAGAAGATGAATCAGTATCTAAATAAACTGTTGTCTACAACTGAAGAGGATTATGTTATCGCATCAGATACTGATTCGATATATCTTAATCTTGGACCTCTTGTTGATAAATTTTTTAGTAATAAGTCTAGCGACAAAACAGCAGTTGTTTCCTTACTTGATAAGATCTGCGAAGAAAAGTTTGAACCCTATATCGACAAGTGTTATAAAAATCTGGCGACGTATGTTTCGGCATACGACCAGAAAATGCAAATGAAACGTGAGAATATCGCTGATCGTGGTATCTGGACTGCAAAGAAGAGATACATTCTTAATGTATGGAACAGTGAAGGTGTTCAGTATTCTGAACCTAAACTTAAGATGATGGGTATTGAAGCAGTTAAATCATCCACTCCTGCACCATGTAGGAAGATGATTAAGGATGCTTTAAAACTGATGATGAGTGGAACTGAAGAAGAAGTCATCGACTTCATTGATAAGTCTCGGGCAGAGTTTAAAAGTCTGCCACCAGAACAAATCTCATTCCCACGCTCAGTTTCTGATGTAGTAAAGTACAAATCAAACTCTGACATTTATGTTAAAGGAACTCCGATTCACTGTCGTGGTGCCCTTCTGTTTAATCACTACATCAAAGAAAAAAATCTGACTAACAAATACTCTCTTATTCAAAATGGAGAGAAAATCAAGTTTTGTTATCTTAAAAAACCAAATATCATTCACGAGAACATCATCTCTTTCATTCAAGATTTTCCTCATGAACTTGGAATTGACAAGTACATTGATTATGACTTACAATTTGAAAAGAGTTTTGTCGAACCTCTTAAGGCTATCTTGGATGCGATTGGTTGGAACGTGGAAAAAACTGTAAACTTAGAACTATTTTTTGGATAATGGAACTGCCTATTAACGACAAAGAACTCGCTACGATTGTAAGTGCTCTCCGATTAGGTGGGGATACTTCTTTGTATCAAAAACTTAAGAAGATTAAGGATATCCGTGATGCTAACCCAGGCGGACCTTACAAAAAAATTGCCCGTGAAGAATTTGGATTTGTATTGTAATTATGGATTTTTTAAAAGAAATTGTAAAAGAGATCGGAGATGACTACACCAAACTCGCAAAAGACATCGACGACACAGAGACTTACGTGGACACGGGTTCGTACATCTTTAATGGACTCGTTTCAGGTAGTATATTTGGTGGTGTATCTGGGAATAAGATTACTGCCATTGCTGGCGAATCTAGTACTGGTAAAACTTTTTTCTCGCTTGCAGTTGTCAAAAATTTCCTTGACGCTAATCCTGATGGGTATTGTTTATATTTTGACACTGAAGCCGCTGTTAACAAGGGTCTTATCGCAAGTCGTGGAATAGATCTTGAACGCTTTGTTGTGGTCAATGTGGTAACAATCGAAGAGTTTCGTACCAAGGCACTGAAGGCAGTTGATATATACTTAAAAAAATCTGAAGACGAACGCAGACCTTGTATGTTTGTGCTAGACTCTCTTGGTATGCTTTCCACAGAGAAAGAAATTCGTGATGCTCTTGATGACAAGCAGGTTAGGGACATGACCAAATCTCAACTTGTCAAAGGTGCATTTCGTATGCTCACTCTGAAACTGGGACAAGCAAACATTCCACTCCTTGTTACCAACCATACCTATGATGTCATTGGCGCTTATGTCCCTACAAAAGAAATGGGAGGAGGTTCTGGCCTCAAGTACGCAGCAAGTACAATCATCTATCTCAGCAAGAAGAAAGAGAAAGATGGAACAGCAGTCGTCGGAAATCTTATCAAGGCTAAGACTGCTAAATCGCGTTTGAGTAAGGAGAACAAAGATGTCACAATACGCCTTTATTATGATGAGCGGGGTCTTGATAGGTATTATGGTCTCCTGGAGTTGGGTGAACTAGGAGGACTATGGAAAAACGTTGCCGGTCGATATGAAATGACCGTTGACGGTGAGATTAAAAAGGTGTATGCTAAGGCGATCCTAAAAGATCCCGAAACTTACTTCACTCCTGAAGTGATGGAAAAACTTGATCAAATTGCCATGAAGGAGTTTAGTTATGGAGAAAGTTGAGTTTCTAATTCTTAGAAATCTCATACACAATGAGCAATATCTTAGGAAGGTAATTCCTTTTATCAAATCAGAATACTTTGAAGATAATAAACAAAAAATTATCTTTGAAGAAATTCAATCTTTTGTAGAACAGTATAATCAACCAGCAACAATCGAAGTTGTTTGTATTGAAGTAGAAAAAAGACAAGACATCAATGATCAAAACTTCAAAGAGATAACAGACCTTGTTTCTTCTTTGGAAGAAGTTCAGTCAGAATTTGAATGGCTCTGTGACACTACAGAAAAATGGTGTCGTGATCGTGCAATTTATCTGGCACTGATGGAGTCTATTGCTCTTGCTGATGGTAAGGATAAAGATAAGGATAGAGACGCTATCCCAGGCATTCTCTCAGACGCTCTAGCGGTCTCCTTTGACACTCACATTGGTCATGATTATCTAGCTGATTATGAAGAAAGATATGAATCATACCACCGCAAGGAAGACAAGATCAAATTTGATTTGGAATATTTCAATAAGATTACAAAGGGTGGTTTGCCTAACAAAACGCTTAATATTGCTCTCGCTGGCACTGGCGTCGGTAAATCTTTGTTTATGTGTCATGTCGCTTCTGCGGCACTCCTTAATGGAAAGAACGTGTTATATATTACGGCTGAAATGGCTGAAGAAAAGATTGCGGAGCGAATTGATGCAAACCTTCTTAATGTACCGATACAAGAGATAACAGATCTTCCTAAGGTGATGTTTGAAGATAAAGTAACAAAACTTGCACAAAAGACTCAAGGTTCGCTAATTATTAAAGAGTATCCAACGGCGACTGCACATGCTGGCCACTTTAGGTCACTTCTTAATGAACTCGCACTTAAGAAATCATTTAGACCTGATATTATTTTTGTTGATTACCTTAATATATGCGCTTCCCAGCGATATCGCGCAGGTAGTAATGTCAATTCATATACAGTTGTCAAGGCAATTGCTGAAGAGCTTAGAGGACTCGCTTGCGAGGCAAACGTCCCTATCGTATCTGCCACCCAGACCACTCGTTCTGGTTATGGTAGCTCTGATGTGGAGCTTACTGATACTAGTGAGTCCTTTGGGTTGCCTGCTACTGCTGATCTTATGTTTGCCCTTATTTCAACTGAAGATCTTGAGGGACTCGGGCAAATTATGGTGAAGCAATTGAAGAATAGATACAATGATATCAGCATCTTCAAGCGGTTTGTAGTCGGTATTGACCGTGCTAAGATGCGTCTGTATGATTGTGAGCAGTCAGCACAGGATGACATTCTTGACAGCGGACAGGATGAGGAGTATACTAATGAGGAGCCAAAACCAAAAAAATCATTTGAGGGGTTCAAGTTTTGATGAAAGGATTCTACTCAGTATTCAATCCCAGAGGCGAAAAGATTGCTGACTGTGGTGCTGAAAAAGATGCTCTCACTCTTCTCCATAGTAGAAATGCTAGATGGGAGGGACACTACTATCAATATGATCCCTTACCCGGATATATTATTGATGTGACTCCCAATAATCAACTCCCTACCAGAGATATTGTTATCAATATGGATGGTGGGGTTGGTGGAAGTTGGCACTTTGAAGATCAACTTGAACAACTCTCTCAGTCCAATGAAAACCCACTTGATTTAGAATGAACAATTCAGAACTTGAAATCCAAGCAAACTCTCCATACAATGATGGGTGGACACAACAATTTTATCAACAACAATTGAAAGAAATGAATACAAAAAAACAAGTTGACACCGAAAAATACCTTGAGTTTGTAGAGGGAGTTACCAGTGCTCCTAGTCTTGACTATCCTGTTCTTGCTGCTCGTTTGAGTGAGTTGGAGGTAAATGGTACTAATGTTCCTCAACTTCTAACTGCTGCACTTGGTTTGACTGCTGAATCTGGAGAGTTCACTGAAGTTGTGAAGAAGATTTTTCTGCAGGGTAAACCCTATACTGCAGATAATGTCTTTCATATGAAGCGTGAACTTGGTGATATCTGTTGGTATATTGCTCAAGCTTGTATGGCACTTGACACTACCTTCGATGAAGTTATTGAAATGAATGTAGAAAAACTTAAGGCACGTTATCCTGGTGGAGAATTTGACGTGCATAAATCTGAAAACCGTAAGGAGGGAGACCTGTGAGTTGTAACATCGACATCGATCTTAAACTGAACATTCATAATGCAGCACTTGTGCGTGAATTTTTGTTTAGACACACTGCACAAGACAGTTATGAATTTCCTGGAAAGCAAGCAATTATTATTCGTGAAGTTATTCGCCAGTTAGATGAACAGATTGAGGCAGCACTTGATAAATCAGACTTAATTAGCCCTGATGAATGTTGAACATTATAAATATTCTTTAGGAATAGAAGTATCTAGAAATGAACGCTCAAGATCTTAAGAATCTCGCTGAAGCATATAAGCAACTCAGCACGAAAAAAGATGATTCATATCTAGAGACGGATATGAAGAAACGTCAGAAGAATAATGAGAAGGCTCGTAAAGATATGGAGAAGATGGGTTCTATGAAGAATCCCCATTTTGGTGAAGAAGTGAAAGGTCAAGATACTGAAATGAGAAAAGCGGCCGCTGCTGATAGAAAGTCAGGCGATTCCCGTCTTGCCCCTTCAAAGGGAAAAGATTATGCTGATCAACAAAAGCAAAACATTTCTTATATGGATAAGAAAACCAAAAATAGTAAAATTATTGTTGGCATGACTAAAGAAGGCCTTGATCCTGTTGGTAAGGAAGATGATGATGTTAATAATGATGGTAAGAAGAATAGCACAGATAAGTATTTGATGAAGCGTCGTGCTGCCATTGGCAAAGCAATGGGCAAGAAGAAAATGTCAGAGGGCGTTCGTGATATGGACCCTGAGAAGGGAACTGCTGAGCGTAAGGCACGTCTTGAGAAGAAGCGTGGTATGAAGATGGATGATCATCCTCAGTATAAGAAAGAAGAGCTAGAATTGACCGGTATGTTCACTGCCGAAGAGATTGAAAAAATTCTTGAAATCATGGGTGAGTGATGACCTATGGCAGAACTGTCAAAATCTCAAATTGCAAAGGGTGACAGGGAAATAACTCTTGTAAAAAAATTCCTTCATATGAATGGTTTGATGGATACTTTTTTGCACAAGGATGGTCAATTCAAACCGCATGCTCTTGTACTAGTAATGGATGATGAAGAGCATCCCTTTGAGAGTGATGAGAAAGATAGATATGATGAACTTCTTGCAAGACTCCGATCTATAATCGGAAGAAGTAATAATAGAGATAAAATTTTATTTGTAGGTAAATTTGTAAACACCAATCAGGTAAAGACTGTTCCCATCACCGAGATGGTAAAGACGGAAGAGTTTGGTGGTCAAACTGGTGGTAAGAAAATAAATCTTGGAATTAAATTTGAGAATGATTTCTATGAAAGTTTAAGATGTGAACTTGCTTGTGAATGTAAACCTACGACTTACAAAAAAGAAGCACAAAAATTAATAGAATTAATAGGTGAAGAAGTAAAGATTGGTTACTCTAACGTTGAAGCAGTTGGTGGTAAAAATCAACCAAGACCTTTAGCTGGTGGACCTAGTGGATTGTATGTAACAGCAGGTGGTTCTAAATCAAAACAAATTGGTAGCACGGTTACAGATATAACAACTTTTTGGGGTCCAAAAAAACAAGAGGTGTATCTTTCCTTGAAGTATGGAAATACTCTTACCTTCATTAACTCTGGTGTTGGAAGAATATTTACGGCAGATGATTATAAAAAATCTTTTGCAGGATATTCTAATCCGATTGGAAAAGAGATATTCAGAATGTTTGGAATTGATCCAATCACTTATGCTAAAACATTTAATGAGTATCCACATAAAACCAAGATGCCAACAGTTGATGTAACTAATAAATGTGATAAAGCAGCGATTCAAGACTTGCTTCAATATGCAATTGGTTATGGGTACTGGATGGTTCATGGCGGAACTTCTGGTGGAGTGAAGATGTATGAAATGGATCAAGCATATATGAAGAAAGCATCTACAATAAGTGGGTCGGTCAAATTAATGTATGGTGGAAGTCAAGGAAAAGGAAAAAGACTTGATATACATTTAGAAAGTTCGGTCTATAAATTTATGTTTAACTTGAGAAATAAACAGTCGGGATTATATCCATCACATATAATGTGCGACTATAAAAAGAAATAGGCACTAAATATAGTATAAGGACTAACAATATCAATGAAGAATTTCTTCCAATTTTTTAGTGAGGCACAGTCGCAAGCATCAATGCAAGCGACTAAGTTGAACCTTAAGAGTGATGGGCACGGTGGATGGTTAGATTCTCGTGGCAAATTTGTTGCGACTACTGAAGATGGTAAACTGAAGTTTGTTGATAAGAAAAAAGCGAAGGTAGATGATGAAACAAAGAAATCGAGTCAATCACAAGCACAAACTCAGACTCGTAAAGTTGAAAAATCTCAAAAAGAAACTCAACCAAAAACTGAGAAAGCACCAGAAAAGGAAACTCAAAAGTCGGGTGATGGCGAAACGATAACTGTAGCATTTGGTCGTTTCAATCCACCCACTGTGGGCCATGGTAAGTTACTTGCTGCAGCTAAGAAGGCATCAGCAGGTGGAGACTTAAAGATCTATCCATCCAGGACACAAGATCCTAAGAAAAATCCACTGGATCCTGACATGAAGATTTCCTTTATGAAAAAAATGTTCCCTGACTTTGATGAGAACATTGTCAATGATGATGAGATGAAGTCAATCTTTAGTGTATTGACTACAGCAGGAGAACAAAGATATAAGAATGTCAATATCATCGTAGGTTCAGATCGTCAGTCTGAGTTTGAGAACCTGGCACAGAAATATAATGGTGAGTTGTATAACTTTGAATTGATTCGTGTGATCTCTGCTGGTGTGAGAGATGCAGATGCTGAAGGTGTTGAGGGTATGTCAGCATCCAAGATGAGAAAGGCTGTTGTTGATGGTGATTTTGATTCTTTCCGTAAAGGAACTCCAAAAAATTTGGATGATGGCGACACTCAATCACTGTTTGATGCAGTTCGCACCGGAATGGGTGTGAAGAAAATAAAGAAAGAATCATATGAACTTTGGGAAATTGCTCCTAGGTATGATCAAAGAACTCTTCGTGAGCGTTATCTCACTGGAGACTTATTTAAGATTGGCGATATTGTAGAGAATCTCAATACAGGCCTAATCGGAAAGATTATGCGTAGAGGTACTAATTATCTCATCTGTGTCACAGAACAAGATAATATGTTCAAATCTTGGATTCGTGATGTTATGGAATATACTGAAAAGAAAATGAATAGTAAGATGAGAGATAAAATACATCCAAATTATCTTGCGGGAACAAGTGGATATCGTAAGAATGCTCAAGCAAAAGTGCCAGGTCAAGGCAAAATAAAGAATTTTGATATAGAGCAATTTATAAATAAATACAAGGTAAAGTAACGCGAAGATGAATTATTCTAATTGGAGACATGATTTGACTGAGGTCATGACTGATAAAGATGAAAATAAAAAAGTTACTGAGAAGAATATTAAAAATAAAATTAAGATAAACCCTATATTGGGTGAAGCAATTCAATCCATGGGCGGTGAGTTAATTGATATGGTTGAGATGATGGATCCGAAGGAGAAGGAACAGCAAGAAAAAGAAAAACCAGATCCTAAAGAGAAAAAAATCAGTCAGGTCAAAAAACAAGTCTTGATGAAGAAAATGCAAGCAGTCCGTCAGGGTGCTGGAGCAGATATTGTCGCTCACTATAAACCAGAAGGAGAGCAGATTGAAGAAAAGAAAGGATGCTCTCATACTCATGAGGGTGAAGAATGCCCTGTTCATGGAAAGAAAGAGTGTCCAAATACCGTAGCAGCAAAGGTAGATGAAGCAGTCTACGGTGGTGAACCTGAAAAGAAAAAAGACGCCCGTATGGTTGTCACTGCTGCTGATAAGAAAGCAAACACCAAGGCATATCAGAACTACAAGGCAGGTGATAAGCGTTACAAAGCTGCTGATCACATGAACGAAGGTGATGGTGACCCCTGTTGGGATTCACATAAGCAAGTGGGTATGAAGAAGAAGGGTAACCGCATGGTCCCTAACTGCGTTCCCAAAAATAAAGTTAAAGAAAGCACTGAGGATTCGCTGAGGGATCGTCGCATGGAGCGCGGTGGTGTTGATGGTAATGTAGATTATAGAAGACCTCCCAGAAATACCAATAACGAATTTGGTAAGAAGAAACCAAAGAAGGATGGACCATCCGCAATGGATATTGTAAAAGCACAAATCCGTGCCAAGCATGGTAAGGGTGCGATTATTGATACCAAGAAGAAGTAATGCCTGCTGTATCTAAGGCGCAACAGAAGTTTTTTGGAATAGTTCGTGCCATTCAGAAAGGTGAGATGGCACCGACCACTCCTGAGACTGCAAAGGCAGCTGCTGACATGAAAAAGAAAGATGTCAAAGACTTTGCCTCAACTAAGCATAAGGGTCTTCCTGAGAAAAAATCTCTCAAAGAGTTTTTGGAGAATATATAGAATATAATCTGCTGAAAACATCATGCTTTCAATTTTACTTCCATTAGCATCTAAAGTAATTTCTGATGCTGTCGCAAAGATTCCTGAGAACGAAGAACTCGGAGAAAAGTTGATTGAGATTTGTCTTGTTATTCTTTCCAAGGCAGTCAAATTGACTAAAACTGAGATGGATGATCAACTCCTAGAAGTCGTTACTAAGGCAATTAAGAACCGAGAAGGCGAGTAATCGCTTTTTATAAATATCTTATAGCAATTAAATTCATAGAGAGAAAGACATGGCACTTTGGGGTAATAACGATAGCAAGAATACCAAAGGCGCAGACGGTGCAGTTGGCCTCGTTACTAATTTTAACTATGCTTATACAGCACATGGATATGATGCTTTGACATTATTTGGTAGCAATACCCAATGGGGAGAAACCGGTCATGCTGGTGAAGGAGATGTTATCAGGATTGGTAGACGTGGCGCTGGTGTTGCTAAGTATTTTGGTGATGTTGTGGTCGTTTCTGTTGCAACAACTGAAAGATGTACTGTTGCAAGTAGTGAGTCTCTTGTTGGAACTGGTGTAACCAGTTTGGCAGACTCTAAGTTCCTTGGAACATCATTCACCGTATCTGAGATGCCTATTTGGTGTACTCAAAATCTCCAGGGAGACAGATACAGAAACTCCAACTCTACTCTGAGTGCAACTGCAGGTGGAGATAGTGATTCTCTGGTGTACGGTATTGGTACTGCTGCTTCAGGTCAACCACAAGAAACTACTACAAGTGCCTTCTATAAGCCAGGCGAAGGTTGGGTTGGTATTACAACCTATACCCAAGATGATGGAACTCTGAGAGTTAAGAAAGAAATCTTGGTCGCAATGTCAGGTATTGCAACCGCAGGTGTTGGAACAGGTATTCCATATCCTACCAATCAAGCATAATTTACTAATATGATATGATTTTTAATGAATTGAATGAGGACAATTTCCTTATATTCGCAATTAAAAATTATGAAAATCCCCAAGCAGTAACTAAAGAGGACTTCGACCGAGATATTAATCACTTTAAGTATATAAAGAGATTATTGAAACGGTATAAAAATACTGGAGTCCTCAAAACTCACTTATTGCTTAATCATTTCATAATTTTATATAACATTTTTGGGGAGGCCACTACTCCAATGCTTTTTTATAAGATTGATAGAGATCTATGGTCTGTGATGAAAACGTTTATTCTGTTTCTGAACAGACTACCTGAGTATCCAAAGTGCTATATTCATGATATTCAAGTTGATTTAGATTGTTTAAAGGAACTCAATAAAATCTATGAACGAGAAGAAACTCAACAGGATAATTGATATCATTCGCGAACAGGCGGTGGCAGCACCTCCTACCAACAATGTTGGTGGTGGGAAAATTGCTGGCACGGTAGAGGCAGGAGATGATCCTCCAGTAAGAAAGAAAAAGAAATACATCTATCAAAAAGGTCTGAGGAAGATGTGGAGACCTAAAGATGGCTGAGCAAGTGAGAGTTGCAGTTCTAGAAGAAAGACTTGAATACTTTGAGACATTCGTATCAAGGTTAGATTCTGCAATCGAAAAACTTGCCGAGGTAAATAACAATGTGTCGCGCATGTTAGCGGTTCATGAGGAAAGAATATCGAAGCAAGAAGAAATCGACTCAGTGTTGTTTGATAAAATCGACAAACTCCGTGATAAAATGGACCTCGATCATGACAACACTACTAAACGACTTTCATTATTGGAACGGAAACTTTGGATTGGTATCGGAGCACTGGGAGCAATATTAGTGTTTACCAACCCTCAAGCAATCAAAACGTTAAGACCCTTGTTAAGTGAGGCAGAAAGTGCTATAGTAGCACCAGTGGTTGCCTCTGTGAATGAATCACGTTGATTCAAAATTTATTGGGCTTTTATCTTCTCGACTGGAAAAGTTTAAGCGAATAAAGTCCAATCTCTATAATTTCAGGTGCCCTATCTGTGGGGATTCTAAAAAGAACAAATCCAAGACAAGGGGATATTTGTATGCGATGAAAGCAGATGTGAACTTTAAGTGTCACAACTGTGGTGCTTCAATGACTTTTAGTAATTTTTTGAAGCAACTTGATCCTGCTCTTCATAAGCAGTACATATTTGAAAGATTCAAAACGAATAGTAGTGGTAGGGGAACAGTAATAGAAGAACCTATCTTTAAGTTTGAGGCACCAAAGTTTAAGACAAAGATCAAACTACCTAAGGCATCTGATCATCCCAGGCCTGCAGGATATCTTGCAGCAAGAAAATTAGATGCAGAAAATTTCTACTATGCTGAAGAATTTAAAAAATTTGTAAACAGTCTTAAACCAACTTTTGATAGTACACAGTATGATGAGGAAAGAATTGTCATTCCTCTCTATTATGAAAAGAACTTAATTGGACTTCAGGGAAGGGCAATAGATCCTAACCCTGTTAAATACTTAACCGTAATGTTTGATGATGATGCACCGAAAATCTACGGACTGGATAACGTCAGAACAGATGCTCCAGTCTACGTTACAGAAGGGCCATTCGACAGCGCGTTCATTCGCAATGCGATTGCTATGTGTGGAGCTGACGCTGATGTGCGCCGTTGGGGGATTAGCAATCCTGTTTGGATTTATGATAACGAACCCCGCAACAGAGAAATCACCAACCGATTATCAAAAACAATCGATACTGGTGACTCAGTAGTTATCTGGCCTGAGAGCATAGATGACAAAGATATAAATGACATGGTGATGTCTGGACTGGACGTTCAGTCCGTGATAGAATCAAATACATACTCTGGTTTAGAAGCAAAACTTAAATTTACCACTTGGAAGAAAATATGAGCAATGGCACTAAAGTTAAAAAAAGGGATGGAAGAATTGAACCCCTTGACTTAGATAAGATGCACATCATGGTCGAAGAAGCATGTACTAATCTTGCAGGGACATCTGCTTCTCAGGTTGAAATGAAGTCTGGGATTCAGTTTTATGATGGTATTACTACTGGAGAGATTCAAGAAATCTTAATTAAGTCTGCTTCTGATTTGATTGATTTGGATCATCCCAATTATCAATTCGTAGCTGCACGTCTTCTTCTATTTTCCATTCGCAAAAGTCTTTATGGAAAGATGAGGGAACTTCCTCATCTAGAAGATCATATTATGAACTGCACGAACAGTGAGGTTTATGATAAAGAAATTTTCCTCAAGTATTCAAAGGAGGAAATTGCTAAGGCAAATGGATATATTGATCATCAACGAGACTTTTTGTTTACATATGCTGGTCTAAGACAGGTTGCTGATAAATATCTGGTGCAAGATAGAAGCACTGGTGGAGTTTATGAAACTCCGCAGTTCATGTATATGATGATTGCTCTGACTATCTTCCAAGAATACTCCAAAGACACTAGGATGTCTTTTGTCAAGAGGTACTATGACGCAATCTCCAGACACCGACTCAACATCCCAACGCCAATCATGGCAGGAGTGCGAACACCACTCAGACAGTTTGCTAGTTGTGTTCTTGTTGATATTGATGACACCCTCGATAGCATCTTTAGTTCTGATATGGCTATCGGCAAATATGTTGCACAAAGGGCGGGAATTG